AGCTTTGATAATCCTGATAGATTTGTATTTATTCATTCATTTGACAACTTGAAACGGTATTGGGAAAAGAAAAAGAAAGAAATAATGATAAGTAAAAAGATGCAGAAAAAAATAGATAATGAATGGTTTGCTTGGTATGATTTTGTGCTTGGAATTTATTTGGCAGACTGGATGAAAACTAAAATTCCAGATTTTGAGAGATAAGGAGGCGATTTAAATGATTTTAATTTTTGATGATTTAAAGGTTGATGGCACTAAAATAAATAAGGTTGGAATATCTAAAGATGAAAAAGGTAATGAATACATTCGTGTAGAAATGAACAATGGGTGGTTTTATCTTAAGATAAAGGAAGGTATCGATATCAACATACTGACAGCAGAACTGTTAAACGTAGTAGCTACAAAGGATAGCGCAGACCTATCTTCGTATCTTGAGGTAGTCAATAACTATTTAAGTAAGACAGAAGAAAGTAGAATATACACACTAATTGTGTATCAAAAGGCTGGGGAGATAGCAGAAGAAGTAGCGAGGTATAAAGGGAAATATTGGCAATCTAAGAATGGTGAACGCAAAAGAGTATATTTCAATGAACTTCAGAATAGCTTTATAGATTTGAATGATATGAAACTATGCGTTAAAGGAAGAATATTGGATTTAGATACCTGGTATGAGTCTGGAAATATATATTTGAAATACTATTTGGAGGTTATCTGATGGGAGATTTTGAGCAGTTTGATGAACTAATAACCAAGTATGTAGAAGATACAGATGCTAATCGTGTCAATATGGCTTACAAAGAAATAGTTACTACACTAAAGAATCACTATAACAATTTATCCGAATCTGAATTAAGAGATACCATTGAAAAGTATGTCTTGAATAACATAATATTTGACTATATAGTTAGATTTGGTGCAGAAATAGAACGATATAATGACTATATAATGAGTGAAGAATCTGTCAAAGATATTTTTTATGGACTAATAGACGCATACTGGGACCTTTCACTGTATAGAAAAATACTCTATTATGTAGAAAGTGTCGGTACTTCTATAGAAGAAACTAATGACAATAGTCTGGATATCCAGTCTTTTTCGGACTATATAGAAAAACTAGATGATATCTTACTTAATTATAAAGTAGAAGATTCAAAACTAAACGTAGAAAATTATATAACAAGATTAGAACAATCGAATATATATAACAATTTAGAAGAGGTAAGAGCTATCATATTTATCGAAATGTCTAATAGTATTTTAGAGAAGGTAAACTTCTTTATGTCTAAATATGTGAATGTAGTTACTGGTGCTTATTTGGATGGTGAGATGCAGATACTGGCAACGAATGTATCGAAAATCATAGATATAGAAACACTGGATAAATTTCTAGATGGAATTAAAATGTTATTATGGGAAGTAATAGTATACTTTAATAGTATACGGTATTTAGACGATTATATTGATAAAATCTATGAAAAAGAGGTGCAGAATGGTATCAGTTAAGAAAATTAAAAATATTAGTAGAGGTATAGAAAAAGAAATAGAATCCCAGGATGATTATAGATTTCTAATCAATTCCTTTGCGTTCTTTCCTATGGGTGACTTGATAGTAGAAAAGAAAGAAGAGGATAAATTTGAAGTAATAGAAATAATTACTGAAGTAAATGGCAATGAAGTTAAGATTGATTCTTTTCTGGAAGCAAGGAAACTTGCAATGTCTATGGTAAGAGAACTTAACGAAGACGAGCTAGAGAAATTTGGAAATTATTTTAAAGAAGTAGATAAGCCATTTTTAGTAACAGACGGGAAATGGGTTTGGAGACTAGGTAAATTAAAGCAAAAATTTATCAAATTCAATCCAACAGATTTAATGGTATAATTATAGTAAATTCTAAAGGGAAAAGGAGGTTTTAAAATGAAATCAATAAGACAGATTTTAAAAGAGAAACAGAACAGAAAGAGGTTTGAAAAGTTGGTCAAAATAATGGAGGATTTCAGGAAAACTACAGAAAAATGTTAGAGTATTTAAGCTATCTAGAGGTAAGGAAGATAAGAAAATATCTTCATAAAACATTCCAATCTTTATACTCTAAAAAGGTAACGCCGAAAGCTGCAAGAAGGATGGTGGATGCATATCTGGCAAGGGAGTATAATTTTTCTAGGATTAAAGAATTCTATTATACCCCATTTAAACAACAGGAACTGGACCACTTGAAAAAAGACCTTGCATATAAATTAAAGAAACATAAACGATTTAGATATTCTTCAAGCAGAAGGAATATTTTATTAGCAATGTTGAATTCACTTACCATATTATATAAACTACCTGTTGAACCTATCTCACAGATAGTAATCTATAAAGGTAAATTCTTAGATATAAACACGTATATCACAGAAATACTTGAAAAGGATTTAACTGGACAAGTAATAGATATGTTTTTTTATCTTGCAAAATTTTATTTCAAGGGGGTGATAAGAATAGATGGGTATTATATCGCAAGAAGACTCAATGACAGAGAATTTGTGTATAAAAGAGCTTTTAGAAGAGAGCTATCGAAAATTGAATCCGTCGGAACGGAAAGTTTTATTACTTATCTCGCAGGGCTATACCCAACGGGAAATCCAGTCAAGACTAGGACTGGGAAGAAGAAAGTTGGAAAGGTATTTAAGGAACATAAAGATAGTGTTCCTGAAGACACGTTTGAGCTACCTGATTGACGAGGATAATTAAAAAAAAAGAAGGAGGTAAGAAATGAAGGAATTATTTGAGAAGTATAATATTAAGTTGGATATCGATACTATTATTAACAATCCTGACCCATATACACACCATTTAGATTTATATGAGGTTCAGAATGAGGTGTCTAGATTGATATTGCAATTAGAATATTTAAAACTTTTAGAAAAGCAGAAGACAGCAGAAATATACTTACGATTCAAGGATTCAGATATGAAGATTACAGAAAAGTATATCGAAAGTCAAGTCAATACTTCTGAAGAGATAAGAGATTTGCGAAATAAGATAGTAGAATTAGATACACTAGTAAAATATCTATTAGGAATTATAAGAATACTTGAAAACAAAACAGTAATTAATAATTCCTTACTTGCAGATAGAAGAAAAGGAATACTTGAATGAAGATAGGAATTTTTTGGGAACTGGCTACTCATATTCCAGAACTACCAGAGAATTCTATAGTTGAAGTATATGGATTTGAATCGACGGGCAAGACGTCTTTAGGATTATATATTATTAAAAAGGCTAAAGAACAGAAACTAAATACACTATTCTTAGATACTGAAAGAGCTTTGCATAAAAACTATCTTGAATTATATAATCTTAAAGACCTTGAAATCCAAGAGCCGAACAATCTAAAAGAAGTATTCGAAATAATATCTAAATTAAAGAACACGGTAGTAGTATGGGATACTCTAGCTTCTACTCCTGCAACAGAAGAGGAAAAGAACCTGGGATTAGCATTACAAGCAAGAGAAATATCTCAGTTACTTAGGGTATACAATCGCAATATTAGAACTAACGGGGTTATTTTAGTAGTAATTAATCAGGCAAGATTACCTTTACTTCCCTACCAAGAAGCAATAGCGCCAGGAGGATTATCTTTGAATTTTTATAGTGATTTTAAAATATTGCTAAAACGAAAGAAACTGGAAGAACAAAGATTGGAAACTGAAATGGTAGTAAAGAAGAATAAATTTGCTGCGCCTCAGGGTTCTGCCTATATAGTATTTACAGAAGGGGTTTTAGACGAGGATGAAACTATTATTAAGAATGCATTAGAAATTGGTATAGTAAGCAAGAAGCCTAGAGGTTATATCTACAAAAAAGAAGAAGTCACACCTAAAGACCTGAAAACTAGAATCAAAGAGATTAGAAAAGATATCGAAGATTATATCAAGAAAAATAATTCATAAAGGAGGAGAAATGCTAATAAATATAACTGATAATGATATATATATCTTAGAATACAATAATGAGGAGTTAGGTGCATTAGCAGAAGTAATTAAACTCAAGGTAAAAACAATGAATAGTAATGAAGATGAAGTATTTTATCCTATAGCTGGGAACAAGATACCTTCAGGATTTCTTCCGTTATTACAATTCCAATTTGACAGAAAAGGATTACCATTAAATATTCAAGACGATAGAACTGTCAAACCATTAGAAGAAGTTGAAGATATTATAACAGAATTTGGAAATCTTACATTAAGAGATTACCAAGAAGAAGCGGTAAGAGAAGCAATAAAGGCTGGAAGAGGTTTTATTGAATTACCTACTGGAACTGGCAAAACACTTATAATAGCTGGAATTTTAAAGAATCTGGATATTGAAAAAGCAGTTATCATTACTCCTAGTATATCACTTGCAGAACAGATAAAAAGAGATTTGTCTTATATGCTAAATGAAGAAATAGGAATAATGAATTCCAGTGCTAAAGTTAAAAAGAATATTACAGTTACAACATATGCTACATTCAAAAAAAGACCAACGGAATTTATGAATGTAGACGTATTAATAATGGACGAAGTGCACCATTTAACTGGAATTAAAACATTCGAAGCAGTATGGAGAAATCCTGCAAGGTATAAATTTGGTTTAAGTGCTACTGCTACAATAGACAAAATTAATATGAAATATATTTATGCTATTTTAGGTAATTGCATTTATAAAAAATCAATAGGAGAACTTACCGAATATCTACCAGAACCTAGTGTATTATTCTTTAAAATGAAATATGAAGACGGTAGATTTGATAATTTACAGGATATTACACCATTCCAAAGATATAGACTTGAAATAATTAGAAATCCAGTAAGGAACAGATTAATTGCTAGGCTAGGTGGTATATTAGTAGACGCAGGACTTAATACTCTTATCCTATGCTCAAAAAGGGAACACGCTTATTATATTCATATGTATTTAAGACAATTAGAGGGGATAGATGTTCCTATTATATGGAGTAATGTATCAGCTAATTTAAGAAATGATATAGTGCAGAATTTTGAGAAATATAAGATAGCAATAGCTACTACCATCTTTGATGAGGGAATCAATATACCTTCACTGAATGTAATTATTAATGCTACTGGTGAGGCGTCAAGTATTAAAACTATTCAGAGAGCTGGACGTGGATTTAGAAAAACAGAGAACAAGAGTAATCTACTAATAATAGATTTTATAGACAGCTTTTCAAGGCACGCAGAATACAAGTCGAAATTAAGAGCAGACGCATATTTAAAAGAGATACCTAAAGAAAATGTAAATGTATTAATGGGGGAATTCAGTTCTACAGAAAAGAATGAAGCAGTTTTGGAATCACTAAAAGGTTATATATCACAATTTCAAAGTCAACAGATTTAGTAGTATAATATAAATATAAAATATAATTATGGAGGTGATTCAAGGTGAATCCGAAAGAGAAGATTATAAAAATTACCAGGAGGGATAAGGACACTGGGGTTGTAACACAGAGTGATTATCTCGAGGTAAAGTGGAGGAGGGTATGGTTTAACGAAGAGCATCCAGATTGGAAAGTATTAATCAGTGTGCAAATGTATCCAGAAAATGATATACCAAAGGCTTGTCTTGCCAAGGCAGAAGTTTACAATGATAAAAACGAATTAGTCACAATAGGCTGGGGATATTCTACTGTTGAAATGTTCAAGAGATTCGTAGAGAAGGCTTGCACTGCTGCAGAGGGAAGAGCATTAGCAAGTATAGGATACGGAACACAGTGGGCTGAAGAATACTATGAAGAAACCGATAGCGCAGAGAATTTAGTAGATTCTCCAGTAATCAAGAATGTAGTTGAAGTAATCCAAGAAGAGCAAGCTACTACAGCACAGAAGGAATTTATCAAGAAACTTGTAAAAGATAAGAAAGAGGACCAAGTTGTATCTATGTTGAAAGAAGTCAAGGCAGAAAGTATTGATACTTTAAATAAGACCCAGGCGTCAATACTTATTAATAAACTTAAAGGCATAGGAGGATAGAATTGGATATTTCGCAAGAGATTTGGGAAAAGAGGTATAGGTATGGAGAGGAGAAAAGTTACGACGATACTGTCAAGAGGCTAGTAAAAACTTGTGCTAACGTCGAAGAGAGTGAGGAGAATAGAAGAGATTATGAAACATATTTTTATGAGTTGTTAAGAGACTATCGGTTTCTTCCTGGAGGCAGGATAATAGCAGGATTAGGGACAGATATGAATCAGACTTTATTTAACTGTTTTACTCTTCCACCCATTGAAGATTCTATTGACGGAATATTTGAAGAGGTGAAACTTAATGCTATCATTCATTCTTTTGGTGGTGGGACTGGAGTTAACTTTTCTACTTTAAGACCAAAGAATGATAAAGTGAAAGGTAAGGGCGGAATAGCTTCAGGACCAGTATCATTTATGACAGTATTCGACGCAGAAACTAAAACAATTACTACTGGTAATTCTAGAAAAGGTGCTAATATGGGTATTTTAAATGTAGACCATCCAGATATCATAGACTTTATCAATGCTAAACACAATCTCGATACACTAACACAGTTTAATATAAGTGTTGGTATTACAGACGAATTTCTAAATGCTGTAACAAAAAATGAAGATTGGGAATTAAAATTTAGCGGTAAGGTTTACAACAAGATTAATGCAAGAGATTTATGGGGCTTAATACTAAAGAGTGCATATGATTATGCAGAGCCAGGGGTAATTAATCTTACTACAATTAATAAACTAAATAACTTATATTACTGTGAAGAAATCACTGCAACTAATCCTTGTTCTGAACAGCCATTACCACCATACGGCTGTTGCTTACTAGGTAGTTTTAATCTAACTAAATTTGTTATAAATCCATTTCAAGATAAAGCACAATTTAATTATTCTTTATTCAAGAAACTAATAGAATATGCAGTAAGGTTTTTAGATAATGTAATAGAAATTTCACCGTATCCTACTGAAGAATATAGAGTTAATCAGCAGAATAAACGAAGAGAAGGAATAGGAATAATGGGGTTGGGTTCAATGTTAGCTATGTTAAAACTACCATACAATTCTCCTGAAGCATTAGAGGTAACAAAGGAAATCTTGAAAACACTTAGGGATACTGCATATTTATCTTCTTCTAAATTAGCTAAAGAACGTGGTAGCTTTAAGGCATTTGATACAGAAAAATATTTGAATAGTAATTTTATTAAAAGACTTCCAGATAGTATTAAAGACCATATAAAAACAAATGGAATTCGAAATTCACACTTAATCAGCATTGCACCAACTGGTTCAATATCTCTGATAGCAGATAATGTCTCAAGTGGGATAGAACCTATTTTTTCATTATCTTATACTAGAAAAGTATTAGACAAGGAAACTGGTAAATTTCAGGAATATGAAGTGCAAGATTACGCATACAACTTATATCGAAACTATTATGATAAGAAAGAAACTCCAGACTACTTTACTACTACCTATGATATAACACCTAAAGACCATATAGAAATACTTAAACTAGCTTCTTACTACACAGATTCTGCAGTATCGAAAACAGTTAATCTTCCCAGAGATTATCCATTTAAAGATTTTGACAGTCTGTTTATGTATGCAATGAAATCAGATATAAAAGGGCTAACTGTATACAGAGAAGGTTCAAGAGAAGGTATTCTACTACGCAAAGAAGATACCACAGCTAAATTTACAAGACCTGAAAGACCCCATAGACTTGAAGGATTTACATACAAGATAAAGACACCCAAGAGTTCATACTATATTACACTAAATCATATACTCGAAGGTAATAAGAGAAGACCTTTTGAAATCTTTATAAATACCAGAGATTCTTCAAGTATCCACTGGATAACAGCATTAAGCAGATTAATAAGTGCAATATTTATGCGAGAAGAAAATCCATCTTTTATTATAGACCAGTTAAGAACTGTAGTAGAACCTAATGGTGGATACTGGAGAGACGGAAAGAGAATTCCTTCTGTTTTGTCAGATATAGCTGATATACTTGAAGAATACCTGAAAGAAATAGGTGTAATAGAAGGTGAGGAGAAAACAGAAGAGAGTGAAGAATTTGATATTTGTCCCCAGTGCGGACATATGACTTATACTAAAAGTGCAGGATGTGCACATTGTCTAGCTTGTGGTTATTCGAGGTGTGAATAAAATGATTAAGGAGGAGAATAAAATGATAGAAGTAAGCAATTCGAATTTGGGTATTTTAAAGTTATTAAGTGACGATTGTATTTCTTTCGGAATAAGTGTAGAACCAACAGGAACATTTATAAAGTATCTAGATTATCAAAGCGCATTTAAGTATAAGATTGGTGAAGATACAGGAAATATAAACACAGCGCTTTCACTGAAAGGGTTAAAAGCAATATCTTCAGTATTCAGCAAGGATACTATATTCCAGTTTGATATTGGGGAAAAAGCTACAAGGATTTTAGCAGATAAAACAGATTATCGATTAGCTAATCAATCTGGAGAATTAGATTTCAGTATAGAAGTAGCTAGCGATAGTAACAATGTAGTAGTTGAAAAAGATGAATTAACTAAAGCAGTTAAACTACTTAAAAATATTCCTTTCAACAGCTACTATTCAAATTTTGAAGATTATCTATTCCATTTCTTAAATGACCAACTAAGAATAATAAGGTTTAATGGAACTGAATTAGGACTTTATTCTATACCTACACAATCAGATTTAAATACGCAAATAGGAATAGGAAGTAAATCTATAAATATCTTAAATTCCTTTAATTCAGAAAACCTTATATTAAATCTTTCAGAACAACATTTAACATTCGTAGATGGAGAGAATATATTACAAGTTGCATTTAAACCAAGTTCATTGACTAAATATGAAACAATATTTAATAGAACATTAGATAAACAAATAGTAATAGATAGTGTGAAGCTAAATGCCTTATTAAAGCGGGCTAAAGTTATAGGGGAAGCATTGTGCTTAAAGGTGGAAAAGGATACAGATTATTATCTTATAGCTAGTGTAGAGGAAACGAACGGTAAATATTTCGATAAGATACCATTATTGAATTTAGAAAGATATGTTATTTCTGAAGACTTCAAGACCATAGTAAATGCTGGTGTAATTGCTAAAGTGCTTAATGGAATTCAAGATATTATATATATCAATGGAGGGGAAAAGACACTCAGGTTCACATTTGAAAATATTCCAGAATACACTTTATTTGTAGCAGAAATGGAATATGAAGACTGAACGTGAAACTAACAGACCACTTATAATTGAAAATCTTCCTTTCCTAGATAGAATTGAAATCAATAAAGACTGTATAAAAATATACTTTAAGCAAGACGTTCAGCCATTAAGACTTGAAAAGTTTAAAAAGATTAATAAACTATTCGAAGTAAGTCTAGACAAAGATGAGTTAATAATGCATTATCTATATCTAACTGGATTTGTCAATTCTTCTAGGGGCTATTTTCTACAATTATCTAAAAGAATGCTGTCTAAGGATATAATATTTAAAATGATAAAAGACGAACTAACAGATATAGGAATTCCTGAAAAACTGCCATATAAAATAGAAACGTATATGAATAACGGTGAGGGTTATACTTACTGTGAAACTATAGATTTTTCTAAAATAGAAGATACAGACAAGGTATATAACAATTGGATAAATCAAGAAGATAATACACTTACAGTAGAAGAATTGATTGACCAACAATTTGAAACAGAAGACGATGAATTAGCAGAATTAGATAAAGACGAATTTATTAATACCTTAAAGAGTAAGCCAAAGAAGAAGAAATTTAAACTAAATAATCCATACCTTGAACATATTTTAAGTTCAGAAAATAATGACTGAAAAACCTAGTAAAAATCACAACACTTTAATAGACGCATTCTGGGGCACGAAATGGATGCAAAAGGTATAAATATACTATATTGGTATTGAACTCGTCCCTACGAGGCTAGAATCGGCTAATAAATGCATATCCTGAAGGGAGGATTAAATGGAAATTAACCTTTTAAAGTATATTATAGAAGACGATATTGAAGCAGGGGTAATTGGTGGGCTGATAGATAAGCCAGAACTAGTTGACGAATATTCTGGTATATTAGAGCCAGAAATGTTTATCAATTCAGAATACAGAAGAATATATGAAACTATGCTACAGATAAGGAATGAAAATAAAGAACTGGACTATTTCACGTTATCAAGTAGAACTGGCTTAAAAATGTCTTTCTTTGTAGACCTTAGTTTTAAGTATACTACCATAACAGAAGTTGAAAAATTAATAAAAAGAATACTTGAAAGAGCTAAATTACTAAGTCTATTAAGATACCTTGAAAAGTTACCAGAAACACTTCAGAGTGGAAGGATAAAGGGGTTTGAGGAATTAACTCAAGAGCTGGAAGAAAACATATCAGAGCTGTTATTAACTTCAGTTGAGACTAAAAAGGAATATTATAATACATTAGAAATCGCAGACGAATTAATGGAAAATGTAAAAGAAAAGAAACCTATTCCTGTATTGTATAGTGGATGGAATGATTTCGATACACTTATAGGTGGCTTTGAGCCTGGAAACTTAATTTTGATAGGTGCAAGGACTAGTGTGGGTAAGACAGCATTTATGCTTAATCTAATAAAGAACTTTGCTTTATCAGATAAGAAATGCTTATTATTTAGTATAGAAATGGATAAGATATCAATTTTACAAAGGCTATTGGCATTATCAAGTGGTATATCTATCTCTGAAATCAGAAAATCAGTAAAATATGAAACAGACGATTCCTATTCATTTTTAGGTGCAATAGTAGAAAAATATAAAGAACAAGTGAAAGATAATATCTATATTACTGACCAGAGTTATATTACTCCAAATAAAATTAGAAGCTACTTGCGTAAATTCATAAAGAAACATCCATTAGATGCAGTATTTATAGATTACATACAGCTAATGAGAGATAACCATAAGACGGAAAATAAAGTAGAAGAGATTTCTAATATTGCAAGAGATTTAAAATTGATTGCAAGAGAATTTAATGTTCCTATATTTGCATTAGCACAGGTAAATAGGAATGTAGAAGCAAGGCAAGATAAAAGACCTTCATTAGCTGATTTAAGAGATAGTGGTGCTTTAGAGCAAGAATCGGATATAGTTATGCTATTATATCGTGAAGACTATTATGGTAAGCCAGAAGATAAACAGAAGAGTATAGTAAAAATGGAAGTAGATATAGCTAAACATAGGAATGGACCAACAGGAGTAGTAACATTTATGTTTGATAAATCTTCTAATATTATAACTTCTTATGCGAACAAAATACTAGATATCAAAGCTGAAGGTGTCTAGTGGATTTCACAGAAGAGATATCGAATTACTTAAAGACATTTAGCTATGTCAGATGTAAATTCAATAATCAAATATTCATAATAACTGATAATAAATCTTTAATAAATAATTTTGATGAAGTTACATTCTTGGTAGATGAATATAAGAAGGTTGATAATCTAGATAAAGCTATTGAAATCAAGAAAATGTTTCAGAAGTATTTTGGTTATGTAGAAGTAAAGAAAATATGATTAGTACAAAAAATCTTAAATTTATGATATAATAATAATATCTTGAAAGTGAGGAGGTAAGTGAATGTTCAATGAGTTAAATTTCATTCAAGAATTTAAAGAATATGTCAAGAAGCTAGATATAAAAACTGCTTTCGAAGTAGGATGTTACTCAGGGGAACTTATAGACGTACTTGAAGAACTTGGTATAACTTGTAAAGGAATGTCGTTAGAAACAATAATACCAGAGAGGGTTATTATAGGAGATATTAGAACATTTAAAACAATAGAAAAATATGATTTAGTTTTCTCCTCTGGAGTACTAGAACATTTTCCTTTAGAAGAGATTCCAGAAATTATAAAGAAGATGGGTTATTTGAGTAACAAGTATGTATTAAACCTAGTTCCAAATCGAGAATGCAATTCATATATGTATGTCAAGAATAATCTTAATCCACCTTGGAAAAGTGAATTAGATTTTACTTTAGAAGAACTTGAAGATTTGCATAAACAGGCAGGGTTAGAAATAGTGGAGAGTGGACATATGGGAATGAAATGGGCTTTTGCTTGGGGCTCTGAAGCTAATAAACCATACTTGGTTTATGTGCTGAGTAAAATAAAAGAATCGATTCGGCAAGATAAGAATTTAAAGAAAGGAGGGAGAAAATGAACGATTTGCTTCAATCTGTTCTGGTAACAGTAATTCCATTATTAGGAACTTTGTTAAGTGTATTTATTGGATACCTGATAGCATATTTAAAAAAGAAAACAGAAGCATTACAAAATCAATATACAAGGGAGCTTATTGACAGAGTTCTAGATGAGGCACAAAGAGCTATAGAGCAAGCAGTTATGGCTACAGAACAAGAGTATGTGCGAGTAATCAAGGACGGAAAATTGACAAGGGAACAAGCAGAAGAAGCCAAGAGAAGAGCCAATGAAACATTCAGGAAATTAATGACGGTAAGTTCATTGCAGATATTAAATAACGTAGTATCAGACTTGAACGAATTTATAGATAACGCAATTGAAAACTATGTAGCCGAGATGCATTTATATGAAGACAAGTAGAATTCCTGTTAAACTACTTATCAAGAATATAGATATACTAGCAGATAAGAAAAGATTGCTAAATAGTTCTATTCTTTTCATTGAATGGAATCCCAATTGTAACAAAGCTGTTATGGGAATTCTAACCGAAGAAGATGATAAGGTTGTTGGTTATGATGTTTTCGTTAAACTGAAATTTGAACCTCAAGAACTAACCGATTTCTTTGATGCTAACAACTGGGAATCTTTTTCATTCGCAAAAGATGATGTTCTGACAAAGAAATATGGGAAGTAGAGTCTCATTACTGTGCACCATCCTTAACATTCAAGTTAAGGATGGTGCATATGATTAAGAAAACTCCTTCTCATACCACGTTATTATTTTTTGATTGATTTTATAATCTTTTAAATATGTTAGCAATAAAATCATATAATCTTCAATTACCTTACTGTTGTCTTTTTTGACATAAAGATAAAGGTCTTTAACTCGATTTAACCAGCCAGCATAGAAGATACCAAGTCTAGGATTCTTTAGACAAAGATTAGTATAGTATTTAATTCTACCTATAAGTAATTTCTTCCAACTATCAGGATGTTCTTTATTTAGACTTAATGCAGTTCCTACTCCAGTATTTACTGCTGTATCGAATATGATAATATCTCTAGGGTAAGCATAATCATTACATTTAGCTTTTAGCCAATAATCTGCATAATAAATTGATTTGGCTTGTTCTTTAGTAAGATTTTTAATATCTAAATTAGGATAACTTTTCTTGCTAATTCCATATTTAGTTTCTCCTCCAGGGTCTCTTGGATTATTAACATAACCGCCTTCCCATTTAAGGACAAATTCAAATGCTTTATCGAAACTCTCCTTCATAGATAGACACCTCTTTGATTGCGAATCTTGATATCCAGAGATTGTCTTCTAATCTTTGCTTCCATATAGAAAATAATCTCTGGATTAAATCTATTTTGAAGTCTAAAGACAATTTCAAAATATGGTAATATCTGGATATCTTCTAAAGTTATCTTGAAATTACCTGCTTCTTTAAGAAACAACTGAATTATTTCGTTAAGTTTATGCATTAGTCTGCTTTTCTTACCAATGCTGAAAAGATACTGGACATAATATTAGCAAGATTGAAATCTATAGTAGTCCTTGCGTGTGCTACCAAAGAATTGTCTTCAAGGTCTATAAGTCTAACCCATATAGAATTTTCTTCATAAGATACTGAAACGGAAAGTCTATACAGATTATCGTTTAGAATATCTCCTAACTTATCCCAGTTTACGTCCCCGTCCAAATAAATAGTAACAAGAGTAGTATCGGTAAGCAAAGATTCGATATAGATAGTAGACATAGTAATATCATACTTAATTCTCAAAGTTTTAAAGAAATTACTGCTATTCATTTTTTCACCTCCTTGTCATTGATAGTAGCTTCATACAAATATTCACTAATATTCTTATATGCTTGTGATAAAGCACCAAGGTGTCCTTCTATCTTTGTAAGTGTCTGCAGTATTATATCTTCTCTTCTTTTACTCTCTTCCATTAACTTATCTTCTCTGCGTGAAGATTCTCTTAAAACCCACCACAGTAGTCCAACAAATAATAATGCAAATAATCCTTCTTTTACTGCTGCATTAATAAGCTGTTCTTGCATCGGTTAACCTCCAAGTAATTACTTTTCAACAAACAATATAAATTTTAATAACAACTAGAAATGTAATAGTATTCTAATCTTCCGAAGTCTTTTATATGAAAATTTCTCTTTATTTCATCAATTTTCCAGTCTTCTATTACCACCTTACTATAGTATCCCGAAGCGTGAATTATTTGAACTGTATCATTACTAATCCATTTAATTAACAGTCCTATATGTTCTGGGATATCTTTGCCTTCTTCACATATAAAAACTAAATCTCCTGCTCTAACATCTTCAAAATTTAATATTCTACAATTGTAATTAAAGAATTCCTGTGCTGTAATATCTTGAACATATTGTTTACCATTCCAAAACCAAAGTCTGTTCCCCATCGCCTCTTGATAGGAATAAATAACTAGTCCAGAGCAATCTATACCATTAGAAGATTGTCCTCCTAAAACATATGGTGTATCTACTAACTGAAGAGCTATACCAAGAGCTATATTAGCTTCTTCATCAGTTACCTCTAGCTTTTGCATTATACTGCAAGCTAAAGAAAGTAACAATAAGACTATTAGAAGTTTATGCAACAAAGTTCCACGAGTTCCCATTTAGATAAAAATTTCTTATCTGTACGCTTGAACAAGGACTACTCACTCGAACTTGTGCTTGTATTCCTTGAAAAAATATAGCACGTATAGGTGGGTCAAAAGTATAAGATATATTTTGCCAGACATCTCTGGTAAATAATAAATGCTGTTCAGGAGTATATCCGCCAAGTAAATTTATGACTCGTCCTTGAAAAACTGGGCGTAAAATATCAAATCTAATATCAATATACATACTACCAGGTCCACCTGAATAACTAATTTGGCAAGTTAAATTATTATATTCTTTATATTCCATATCAGTTGTATCATAGTTTTTCAAAGTTACCCAGTAAGTTCCAGGATTATTATAAGTAAATGT